CCGACCCCTACTGCTTCATTAGCGGTACTTTGATGTAACTTAACAGGAGTATTTTATCATGATCACTTATCTAGCATTTATTGCTGTATCTTACGTCCTCGGAGCGCTTAGCGTTTTCTTTATTACGCTTAGCATCCCTTCGTGGGCTTGGTATATGGCAATTTTGCTATTGTGGTTTATGATTGTCTGCTATCTGTTATTGTTATACATCAGGTACCGCCTAGAAAAGCAGCGGAATATCGGTTGAACTTTAATGGGCTGTTACATGCCCTTCGCCAATAATGGAGGCGAGCGTATTGCGAACTCCTGATTATCTAGGAGAACATACATGACTATAAAGACGTTTAAACCGAAGACTCTTGATTTGACGTGCCATGGCTACGGTATGGAAATACATCTCCGTAATCGTAGTACATACACATATTACCAAGAGTTAAGGTATTATGACTTAGGCCAACAATGGCCTAAGACATTTACGACTTTTTCTGGGTCGCAAGACTCAGTAAATAGCCATGATTACTGGATTAAGAAGAAAGTGCGTGTTCAATGGCGACCCTCGAAGTTTAATCTCGAGCCCCCTGTAGAACCTCGCGTCTTCTTACCTTCCTTCCCCCCGTACCCTGTACGAAAGGAATATACCAATTCAAAAGGTATAGTGAAACTGCAATCGCCTAGCTCTTGGAACAAAAGACTTCAACTGTATCGGAAACGATACGATTGGGTCCTAGCGAAGAGAGTCAAACTGCTGCAGGTTTATGACATCCGTATGGCAAAATATCGCAAACGTCTCGTTCTTTATGAGATATATGCGTCAAAGGCCATGGCGGGCGTCACTCACATGAGAAGGATGCGCAACACAAAAGTAAAACCCAATAATCCGTATAGTCGTACTTGGACTGTCACCGTACCCATGACGGGCTACTACAAAGAGTCGTATTATTCATACAACTCGGCGTATTACCCCAATGGATTGTGGTGGTGGAATGAGTACAACGGAAATATTGAATGTGTTGGTGCTACCAGTTTTCCGTACATTGATGCTGCTTCCTTAGGGACGGCGCTGTTAAGTGCGGAATCACGCGTTATCAACAAACTCTATGGCAAACTTAACCAGTGGAATTTGCATATAGGAAACATTGTTGCAGAACGTCACCAATCTTTGGCTATGATTAAGAGTGTGGTTGATGGGATTGCTTTATTAAACCCAAAGAACTTGCTCCGACCTCGTAGTCTGAAGAATATTGACAGTGGTATTGCTGCTGTCAGTAAGAACTTCCATAATGGGGTTCTTATGACGACGTTCGGTGTCTTGCCCTTACTGCAGGATGCTTATAGCGCCGGGACGGTCTTAGCGAAACTTAATCTTGATGAAACAGATCGGGTTAAGGTTAAGGCTGTCGAAACAGGTACATCTTCGGCGGTGAAAACGACCCCAATCAGCTCCTATGGAACTATCTTAGGGTATGATACGGTTGAACTTACCAGGAAGGTGAAAGTAAGCTACGTTTTGGAGTACGATATTCAGAACGGAGTCCTGAACGCGTTACAAGGTTTGGGTTTGGTTAACCCTGCCGAAATAGCGTGGGAGGTTCTTCCTTGGTCTTTTGTTGTGGATTGGTTCATCCCGATTGGTAATTACATCAACAGCCTTACGGCTGATGCTGGATTATCGTTCAGGACGGGAACCAAAGTTGTTACCACAACTGATACCTGGAAGGTCACTCGACGTTGGACTTTAGAACGTCCAACAAACCCTGTTAACGGATCTCATTCAATACTAGGCGGGGGCGAAGCTTCTCGAACGACGGAAACCAAGGTTAGGACAGTCTTAACAACTGCACCGACACCTAGGCTTCCAAGGTTTAAGAATCCAGTCACTGCGTACCATTTGGTAGAGGCAATCTCGTTATTATTTCAACGTTTTAAATGAAAGGAATCACCATGCCAGCATTAGCAACAGTTAATCTGACCGACGCGGCTGCAACACCAGTCGTCCATGCATTCGTACCTCAGAGCCTTACAGGCCCTTTGGCAACTTATGCAGATCAATCTGGAGGGATAGCAGTGGGTTACCCCAAGCTTACCATCCAGGTTGTTCCACCTTCTAAGACTTCACGTCTGAATAAGGTGCGTATGAAACTTGTACTGCCAGTCCTCGAAACCATAAGTAATTCGACGTTCTCGGGCATTGCCCCAGCACCGACGAAAGCTTATGATATGACGGCCGACGTACAGTTCTTTCTTCCTGAGCGGTCTACGCTGCAAAACCGTAAAGATTTGAGAGCAATGCTCTTGGATCTTATGGGTGAAGCAGTGACAACCTCTGTGGTCGAAACTCAAGAGTCTATTTACTAGACTCTAATCTCATACGAAAGGACGATTATGACTAAGCCAGATCGCTCTATCGACGCTTTGCGTAAGATAGAGATTGCCAGATTCAAAGCTCCAGCTAGTGATATTAAATCACTAATCAAAGGCTTTTATTCATCGCTTGACTCACCGATTTCACTGTCTTGCTGGCTTCTTTATGAAGCCGGCGAACACGAACAGTTGGTGAAGAAAGAACTAGACCCTAGGGATTATAATGATCCCTATGTGTTTCGTGATGACTTTGCTGCTATTAGTTTCCTTCGCAAGGCTTCGTTCCTAAATACTGGAATTGATACCCGCTCGGAAGCTATAGGCGTCTTTAAAAACGCCGAAGAGCAGTGCAGATGCACTAATAGTCGCTTTGTAAACCTTGCGTTAGATCCCCTTTACAAGGGACCTAATGTGACATTGCTTCATGCAATGTCATTGAAAATCGCACGGATACTTGGCGACATTGATGTAGAAGAGTTCTTTGATGCTGGATCCTTTGGTCCAGGTGCTTCGACCAGTATAACTGGAAGAGATACTTCGTCCGTAAGGAAGTTCCGTGAGGAACGCTCAATAACAGTTTCACTGTACCAACTCGTTGGACCTTTGCTCGAGAGAGCTTATCCCTGTTGGTTTAGGGACGGGCGCCTCTCTATGCTTGAGTTTGCCGAGTTTAGTAAGGTTATAACTGTACCGAAGAATGCTAAGACTGACCGC